CGAGAAATCCTCGCTGTAGTCCAACAAATTGTGCGGTGCCCAGACGATGTTACCTGCCGAGTTGACCATCGTGCTGTTACTGCCAGCGGCGGTGCTGTAGGTCAGCTTGGGGCTGGTGCCGGTGAAGGCGTCGGCGAAGGTGGTCGCCGTGTTCGCCGTGCGGTATTCGCTGCCGATGAAGTCGAGGGCCAAGGCTGCTTCGACACTGTTGACGGCAAAGCGGGTCAGTGTGCTTGTACCCAGCAACAAAGACCGCGTCATCGGGCGGATCAGTCCGAATGTTTTGCTGAGATTAAGCGACACTATTTAGCCCTCCAACCAGACCACAGCGTCAGAGCCGCCAGTCTGCACAACGCGCATTTGCGGCGCTAGGATGACGCCATCAATCGCAGCGCTGTCGTAGTTCTTGATTTCGGTCCAGTTGGTGCCGTCGACTGTGCCTTGCAGGGAGACGGAGCCGGTCAGCGACACGACCTGGACAACGCCGGTGTCGCCAGGGTTGCCAGGTTGCAACGCATAGTTTGATGCGAATTTTTGAGCCATTTTCTTTACTCCAAAATTTAGAAGATTGTTACGTCGCGACGTACATGATGTAAGCCAGCGCATAGAAAGCCGGCCGATTGTCGAAGGCGGTGCCGCTGCCCGTCGCGCCAGACGTGCCAGACAGGTTCGCCGTGCCGGTCGATCCGCTGACTGAGATTGTCTCGTTTGACGTGTCCCCCGTAATCGATGCTGTCTGACTGCCTGTGCTGCTGCCCACAGACGCCGAGCCTGTGTTGGCGCTGTTGCCACCCGATCCGACGCTTGTGACGACGCTTACCGCTTGGCCGGAAACGGGCAGATAAATTGTTTGCGTGCCGTAGCTGACTGAGTGGGCGTGGCTTGTGCTGCTCAAGCTGTGTGAGTGACTGCCAGCTTCCAGATCGCCGTCGCCGTGGCTGTGCGTGTTGCTGCCGCTAAAACTGTGCGAGTGACCGTCGCCAATCGTTCCCGCGCCGTGCGTGTGGCTCGGCAGGTTCGCTTCAACCAGCGACAAGCTGCTCGCCCCGCCTGTTGTGCCAGGGTTGGTCGCGTTGGCCGCGCCGACAACGAAACGGTCGCGCAGATCGGGCGTGACGACGCTGTTTTGCGTGGTGCCATCACAGAGCGCCCAGCCCGTTGGGATCTCGGCGAGCGTGCCGGACCACATGACAATTCCGCCGACTGGAAACAACCCTTCGGTCGTGCCGATGTTCGTCAGGCCGGAACCATCGCCCACAAATGACGTTGCAGAAACACGCCCGTTGACCGTGACGGCGTTGGTCGGGCTGACCGTGCTGTCGCCCAGCGTGATGCCGTTGTCAGTGCCGACCTCGATGATCGTCTTTTTGCCCGCCGTGCCGTCGAAGCCGTCAACCTTAAAAGCGCCAGGCGCGGCTTGCGTTCCGACTTCGATCGTCAGGTTGCTTTCTGCGTCCAGCGTGGTCGTGCCGGCGGTGTTGTCGTGGCTAATTTCGGTCGGCGTGGTTGTGCCAACGGTGATCTTGTCAGCGTCATCGGCAACGACAAAGTTGATCGCTTTTACGGCCGTGAGCTTGGTGCCAGGGGATGCCAGAGCGAAGGCGTCGCCGAGCATTGCGGCCAGTTCGCGCATGGCGTCGTTGACGTTGCCCGGCTGCATGCCCTCGGCGACCGAAATGCCGTTGAAATCGGTGTTAAGCGAGGCTGTGTTGCTCAGCTCCGTCAGGTTTTGGCGTGGCATTATCTTTCATCCCCATTGAATAGGCGGCCGGCTTGCATGCCGAGGAAAGGCGCGGCGTTTTGCATGATTGGCCCAGCGAATTGGCCCGATTTAACGGCTGCAGGCGCAAGGCGGTTGTAAACGGGACGCTGGCCCAAAAGCGCCAACCCACCCAACGCCAAGCCGCTCGCGCCAAGCTGACCGAGTTGCCCGTCGTCGCGCTGGTCGTATCCAGCCGCAGCAAGGCCGCCGAGCATGGGCAGAATGCCTTGATTCAGACCAAGCCCAGACAGAACGGCATTATCGGCAGCGGAGTTGTAAGGCACAGCGCCGAAGACGTTTTTTCCGGCCTCTGCAAGCCCCATGAGCGGGTCTGTTTGGCGGACAAACCCTTCGCCGCCCCGGTTCGCCGCCTTGATCGCGCTGTAAAGCTGCGCTGGCGTAAACACCTCGCCATCCCCGCCGACCTTATCAACGGCGCGGCGCAGCGTTTGCAGCAGTTTGTAAGAGTAATCGACGCCGCGCAGATCTTGCGCAAAGTCGCCGCCGACGCTCACGCCAGCGCGGTCGAGCATGTCGTCTCTGATTGTCTGCAAAATGCCAGCGATACGCTCGCCTTGCTGCTTTTCGGTCGCAAGGTTCGCTTTGCTCGCTTGGTCTTGATACATCTCAATCATCTTGCGCAGCCGGCTGTCAGCCTCTTTGAACTGCGTGCCGCTCATTGATGACTTGGACGCAAGGTCGTCGAGTGCGAGCATTTCGTCTGCGGCGGCTTCAAAGTCTTTTTTGGGCAAACGGCCCGTCGCATTCAATTCCTCAAGCGATTTGCTGAATGTCGTACCCAGCTTGATCGAGCGCACCGGGTTCAAAAGATCGCCGTAGGCTTCGGAAATTGCCTCTGCGGTTTTGGTGTAAGCCTCTTTCCCCGAAACATTTTTCACCGTCTTACCGGTTGGCTTGAGCACTTCATTCGCGACGACCACGTTGAACGCCTCAAGGCTTTCGTCTTTGCGCGCCTGAAACGGCGATGGCACTTTCTGCAAAATGTTCAAAGTTCGCTGTGCTGGCTGGCCTAGCATGTCAGGCGTCAATCGCATGCCCGCATCAACAAGCGTTTTACCGGCCTTGCTGATTTGAGGCGCGATGACCTGACCCGCACCGCCCAGCACGCCACCCAGAGCGGCCCCTACAGCGGCGCCAGGGGCGCGTTGTGATGCGTCGCCCTCGCCAGTGTTAAAGCCTGCGATGCCGCCCTCTGCTGCGCCTATAAGAGACGCACGGGCGAGCGCGCTTTTGACCATCGGCAGTTGGCCGGCGGCCCTGCCACGCGTTGCGCCTAAAGCGGCAGCAGTCGGCACCAAAGACCCAGCGAACTCCGCGCCGATTGTCATCGCGGGCGCGCGCTTGCGGGCTTCGTCGTAGTCGGCACGGCGGCGCGCAATGGCGTCATCGGCGGACGTGTTGCCCAAGAAACTTTCCAGCCGACCAAAGACCTCGTCACCCGCGCCAAGCGTCGCCCCTTGCGACAGGCCCGTCAGAATGTCATTCGGGCGCGCTGGCTGGCGCTTAGTCCGCGTTTGCGTGATCTTGCCGCTGCTGCCCACAAACTTGCGCACCGCCGCTTCAGCTTCGCGCTGACTGCCAACTTTGCTCTTTGGGACGGTGTAAACGTTGCCGTCAATTACGACGCGCCACTTTTCCATTTACTCGACCCCCTCAAGTTCGATGCCGAGTGGGTTTGCGCTGTATGCCGTGGGGAAGAAGTCAGCGCCGATTTCGACGCCCGCCGCAGTCAGGTCGTCGCCGTAGGCGATCGGGTTGGTAACGATCATGTGCTGATAGGCACCGCCAGTTTGCGCGGCAAATGCTTTAAGCTTCGTCCGCCTATTCTCTTGCGATTGCGCGTTGCTGGCCTTGTTTGCCCCAAAAAACTTGTCTGATTGGAAGCCGTAAAGCCGTTCGGTTTTGGCAAATTCGTCTTTGGCAACAGCCGCGCCACTGTCTTTACGGTTGATGGCGAGCGTCAGGTCTTCAAGCAACTGCCGGTATTCATTGGCTGCCGTCACGTTTGTACCAAAGCCCATGCGATCGCCTTGCCAAAAGTTTTCCTCAAGGTAATCAAGGCGCGGCAGAACGGTCGCCATAATGTAAGCGTGGCCGGCTGTTTCGGCTTGGCTGGATGAAAAGTCGCCGGTCGCAAACTTTGTAACCTCTTTTTCGAGCGCTTTGCCGGAAAGCATTTCTGCATCAACGCCAAACTGCGCGAGGTAGGCGCGAGCTTCGCCCTCGTCACCCTGCATAGCCGCCTGTTTGCTGGCTTCAATCTGCGCCTTTTGCGCGTTGATCTGCATGGTGCCTTGGTTGTCAAAACGATTGACCATCATCTGCGAAAGCTTGTCGGCCGGCATCATCGAAATGGCCTCGGGGCTTACACCCAAAACGCCCGCTGCCTGGCTGACCAATCCGGCGCGCTGGGCGTTTGCCGCTTCGGTCGCGGCTTGTTCTTCCTGTATCGACAGGCTGTAATCGGCAACCTTGTCAAATTGCTTGCTTGCGATCAGTGCGTTCATTGCTGGCACATATTCTTTCGGCACGTTTTTCAGCAGTTCTTGACTGGCCGCTTTTTGCTCTTTTTCGTCGCGCATGCCGTCGAGGTTGCCGTGAACGGTCAGGCCGTTATTCAGCGCCTCGTTCATGTCGCCGCCCGTCATCAACGTCAGGCCAAAGGCGATCATGCCCATATTTTCTGGCGAGAACCCGCCACGCTTTTTGATCGGCTCGCTTTTACCGCCGGGCACAGACCCAGCCTCCGCGACGGCCTGCAGCGTTTCGGGGCTTGCCATCGATTGCGCTAGGTTTGCTTGCCGTTCTTGCGGTGTGGGCGGCATTGCTGGTGATGCGGCTGTGTTGCGGCTGCGCGTGGCTGGCGTCGCGCGTTGCTGCGCTTCGGCCGCCATTGCGCCTTGCGGCATAGCGGCAAGGGACGCCGGCGCGAACGCTGGGCCGCTCAGGGCGTCGGGTTGTGGCGACATGGCTGGCGATTGACTAAGGATTTGCTGACGGCTCGGCACCGACACCATCTGGCGCTGCGGCGTGTTTAGCCCGGCGTCGGCGTCAATGCGGTTCATCACGTCTCGGCCCATGTTGCCGACAAATGGCGCGATCTGCTGTCCTGCAGTGCGACCAGCTTGCCCAATAGAATTAAGGAAGCCGCTGCCCATAGGGTTTACGTGATTGACGATGTCGCTGACACCAGTCATTTCGTCTAGCGCGTTGACAGCACCACGACCGACGCCGCCGATGTTCTTTGCAATGACACCAGCGCGGCGCATGTTTGGGTTTTGGCCTAGTGCCGCGAGCTGTGCAGCGCGGGCCTGTTGCTCGGCCTGCAGCATGTCGTATGCGTTATTTCCGAAAGCCATTATGCGCCCCCTACCCAAAAGATCTTATCAAGCCAGTGCCAGCGACAAGCCCGCCGGTCAGCGCTTTAAGCATGGCGTTCGGGTCAACGTATTCTGAGCGTTGGCCCAAGTAGTTCGAGCCAAGACCTTGCGCGGCGAGCATGTTTTGGAGCTGCTGCTGTTGCGCTGCGTTTTGCTCGGCGATTTGCTGCTGTTGACCCATTAGCTGCGCTTGGTTGTACTGCTGTTGCGCGTCGCCGATTGAGCCAAGCAAGCCCATGCGATTCAGATTGATCTGCTCGACCATCGGAGCCATGCGCGCTTGTTCGGCGCTCAGACCCGCAAGTTGCCCTGCGATGCCAGCCTGACGCGCCAGATCGGACTGGTTCGCGGCCATTATTGATTGTTGCGCGCCCATGTCGCGGTTTATGCCGGCGTTTTCCATGTTCGCCACCTGACCAGCAATTTGCGCGTCGCGGCCGATGCCTTGATTGTCGAGCTGTGCCAGCATGCCGGCGAGCTGTCCTTGACGCCCCAAGTCGGCCATTTGCGCTTGCGTTTGGTATTGCGCCAGGCCGACATCGCGGCCCATGTCCTGCGCGCTAATGTTTGCGAGCATGCCCATCGCTTGCTGCTGACGGTTTGCGTCGGCTTGAGCGGCTTGCTGCAGGATCGGCGCGGCGGCGTTGGTGACGCCTCGACCAGCTTGGTCGGCGAACGACATTGACCCAAGACGCCCCGAGTTGGCGTAACGCGCATACACGCCCTGAAGCGCTTGGTCGGCAGCGTCATTGACCGAAGTTTGCAAGTACGGTGTGACCTCGCGGGTCGTCTGGCCTTGCAGCATGTCCGTCGCGGCGTTTTGCTGGCCCATCAAGGCCGCAAGCATTGACGTGTCTGTGCCGGCCTGTTGCGCGGCTTGCAGTGCGCCGGTGTCGGCGCGTTGGCCCGAGATGGCTTGTAGCCCGCCCATATCGGCGCGCTGGCCCATCATGTTCTGCATTCCGGCCGTGTTGATTGTCTGGCCCAGAGCGCCTTGCAGCGCAGACGTGTCAATCTGCGGCGCTTCAAACGGCTGACTGGAATATTCGCGGGCGCGGTCCATGAATGCCTGCTGGTCTGCGTTCATCGGCGCAATGCGGTCGCCCTGATAGACGTCGGGTTGGAACGCGTCGGCACGGTTAAAAGTGCGGCGCATTTGGTCTGAGACGTAGCGCGGCGCTTGGACCGTTTGTGTAGTTGTTTCAGCGCCTTTTGACATCGTCGCGCAAATCCTTGTGATAAGTCGGATATGCGAGTTGCCAGCCAAATTTTTCGAGAGTGCGTTGCCAACCCTTGCGGCCGTAGCCTTCAATCAGGTCGCAGTCGCAAATGACGGCGTGCTCGCTTATTTTGTCGAGTACCGTCTCAAGCCAAATGTCCATTTTGCCGCCCGACAAAAAGTCGATGCACATGGCCGTTCGGCGCGGATAGGTAGAAATCCGAGTTGTAAGTGTCGCGATAATAACAGAATTGTCGCCAATGACAATCCACAGCAGATACGCACCCGCCTTTGCGCCGTCATAGATGTCATCTACAAGCAGCCGGTCTTGGCTCAAGGCGACGGGCTTTTCGAGCATAGGGCGGAGGATCGGCCAGACCGTGTCGATCAGGTCAGGACGGACGGGTAAGACCTCAACCGATGACGATGTATTTGATTTCTTGCGTGCCGGGTGACGACGTGAACGTGAACGTGATTTGGCCATTAGCGACTGAAACCGTGGCGTTGTTAGCGTCAGAGGATGAAGGAACCAGCAAGACGGCGCTGTCTGCTGAAACGAGCGGGTTTGCGACAACCTGCGTTGTGCTGCCTGTTGTGGTCACGGTGCCAACGCAAGCGAGTTTGCCATCAAGCGCCTGATTGACCGCCAGCGCCACTTCGCGCGGCGTGCCGCCCTGCGGCGGGAGTTTCGCCTCGCCAGCCATCAGCGTCGGCCCTGCGCCGTTGCGTCGAGACTGAAACCAAACGCCTGTGACCAGTTGCCCGATGCGGTGAACTTTAAACTGAAATAACGGCCAGTCTTGCGCGCCGGAATGATGTTGTTTGCGTTGACAGACACAGGCTCGGCGAAGTTTGGCACGTCGATTTGACGCGAGCGCGAACCTACAGCACACAAAACATCCGCGTCAGCGCTTGCGCCTTCGATATGCGGATTGATGCCGCGAACCAAAACAAGCTGCTTTTCTGCGGGCTCAAATTCGCCGGTTTCCAGCGTCAGCGTCAACGGCGTTCCGGTCAGCGCCGACAGGAACGAGCCAGAACCGTTGCTCTGAGCCAGCGCCAGGACCGTTGACCCGCCAGCGTAAACGCCTGCGTCCAGCGTTGTCGTAAGCTGTTCAAGCGTCTGCGGATTGCCTTCGGCGTCGGTATCAAGACTTTCAAGCGTGGTGCCGAGTTGGCGAGCATGGCCTATTGTCTGGTGATCGATTTTTGCAAAGCCCCACTTATCAAGCGTGTAATCGTAAACGATCAGGCTGTCGTTTTCATCCGCGTCGGCGTTTTGACTTGGGTAAGACCAAATGACCAGCGACGACGCCGGATCGATAAGGCACTCTATGTCGCTTGGCCGTGAGCGGTCGAAGGTGCTGAAAAAGAAGTCGTTGACGCGCTCCGCGCCAATGTTCTGCACTTGCCCATCGACGTAGCGCTGGAACCCGTCGGAGCTTAGAAAAAACGCCTCGTTGGATGAGCGCGCCGCCGTACTGCCCGCAAACTCGCAGCCCTGATTCGAGACTTTTTCAAAACCAAAGACCAGCGGCGGTCCGAGGTAGTTCATCCGATAAATACCTGTCCGCGTAAAAATCAGCCCCGTCTCGCCGCCAACTAGACCGGTAATTTCGCTTGTGTCTGCAAGGATCTGCGCGCCGCTCTGATCGGTGCCGTTTGTCCATGCGCTCGCGTCGTCTATCGCTGACCATACGACTTCGGCCTCGCTGTTTGATGTGTTGGCGCAGACCAAGAAACGGCCTACGGCAGCAACGTGCGTGGCGTTGGGCGCGCCCGATACTGACGTCGGCGCGGTCGAGCCGTTGCTGTCGAATTTCTGTAGCGCCTGACCCACACCGCTCGCGGCATAAACCACGCGCGCGCCAGATCCTGTCGTCGCAAATTCTTGGAAGCGCCACCGCACGACGTTTGAGTAGATCGGATCAGCCGCGCTGCTGTTTGCGTAGTTAAATTCTTGAAACTTGTTCGATCCAGCGTCAATCTTAACGAGGCGCGTGTCTGTGCCGGCGAAGATGTTTGTTACGAGCGAGCCAGACTGAACCTGCACGGTCGAGAAAATGCCGCGAATGCGGGGCATATCAATCTCGGTTGCTGCCGCGCCGCCCGATACAGCGCCAATGCGAAGCTTGTTGCCCGTCAGTGCGCTCGCCGATTTGACGGCCTTAAAACCGCGCACAGCCGGAAAGGCGTTCTGCAAGTGCAGCGTGCCAGGATGCCCGAGCGATGGGTGGTCAGGAAGCCAAGGGCCGAAGTCAATCATTGGTCTGCCTCGCTTTAAACTGGCGTCAGCCTGCAACGTCCGTGACGGTTACAGTGACGATTTGCTCGTCATAGCCGTTGGAATTAGTGGCGCGCACTTTAAACTTGTATTTATTATCGGTGTCGTAGTCGTCTGGGTCTTCGTAGTCTGGCGAGAACGACCATCTCAGTTCGCCGCTGCTATTGATCTCTAAAAACAAATAGTCGCTAGGGTCTAGCGGGTAGCTTTGCAGAGACCATGTAATCGGGCCGTAGTCCGCCGTATAGGTTGCGATAGCTGTGCCAGTGCTGATGTTTTCCGCGTGCGTGATCGTTGCCGGCCCCGAAGTGATAACAGGGACATTTGACGAATTTTCAGACGTGTCGTCCGTCACAGTGATTGAAACGGCATGACTGTCAGACCCCGCCGAGTTTGTCGCGACGACGTTGACGGACTGCGAGCGATCGGCTGGCGTTTCATAATCGGGAGAGACCGCAAACCTTAGCCTGCCGTTGCTGGTCATATAGAAATTGCTTGCGTCTGTGCCCGTGACCGACCAAGTGATCGGCGTCGTGCCGGTCGCCGTGTATGTTGCTAAGTTTGTCGTGGTGCTGGTGTTCTCGATGACCGAAATCGAAGTCGAGCCGGAGACAGTTGGCGCAGCGCTGACGATGCCGCTGTTTGTTATCTTGTAAGCCGTGGCTGCGTTGAATGGGTTGTGCAGCATGACGTCGGAGCCGCCCCACAAAGAGCGCGAGTTGCTGAAGTCGTCGTTTTGCCCGCTTGTGTAAATGTCGCCTGTCCGCCCAAACTTTGTACCCAGATAACTTTTCATCTCGGCTGGCGTGATCTGCGGGTTAACTTGTGCGATCAGCGCGGCGACCCCTGCGACTTGCGGCGCAGCCATCGAGGTTCCGCTCATGTTTTTCTGAGCGTAGCTACTGTTAAGGTAATACGACGAACCGCCCGTTGCGCCGTTTGCAAAAGCGCTGACTATGTTGCGACCTGGCGCATAGATGTTGATGCCGGGGCCAGCGTTACTGTCCGTCGCCTTTTGGTCTAATGAGCTGCTGTAAGCCGTGGCGTCTATGTTGCCGACTTCAATGCTGTCGCCAAAGCCATTGCTGCGGTTCCCCGCGCCAGTCGGACTGCAGCCCTGATTGTAGCGGCGTTCGTTGCTGGCCGTCGAGCTGTAAGCGTAATTGTCGTAATCAAGGCCGCCTGGCACGTCGGTTTTGTAGCCAAAATTTCCCGCAATATGTACAAAGATAACGCCGGCCGAAATCATATCTTCGACTTCGGCGTCAGCAGCCGTGACCCGATATGGCTGAACGTATGCACCCCAAGAACTTAACGTGGCATCGCCGGTCCAACCGTAAGACACTCGCTCCGTGGAAGTGTTGACCAGTGAGCCGCTTTTTGCGCTGCCGCGGTAGTTTATATACGTGGGCGGCGCGTTGTATTCCTGCCAATATTGGAGCGACGCGTTTACGATTGTCGGGCGCTTGTAACCGTTAGCCTGCGCAGGTTTGGCGTTGTGCCACAGCCGAATAAGGTCATTGGCTGTGTACGAGACGCCGCTGAGAGCAATAGCGCCAGCGCCAATGGCCTTCATCGAATAGATGTTTGCCCCGCGCGCCCAGCCAAAAGTTTTTCCGGCGGCAATGCCGGCAACGTGCGTGCCGTGACCTTCTTCGTCAGTGTAAAATGACCCGCTTTGAGTGCCAGACACGCCGGCCGCAGAATACCAGTTTATTTGCTGAAGCCGGCTTGATCCTGCCGCGTCTTCCCATTCGGGGTGGCCAACTTGAATGCCAGTGTCAAGCACGACAATATCAACGCCTGTGCCGTCGAGATGGTAATCATAATCCTGCGAAGTGCTGTTGCCGGTCCCGTAAACGTTGGACGTGGCGTTGCAGCGAATAAGCCCCCAATTGATGTTTGTGCCGGTCGCGCTTGTGGTCTTGCTGAAATTGCCCGTTTGCGTCAGGCCCGGCCCAAAGCTTACGTTGGGGTTTAAACCAACTGGCACCTCCACCGCCAACACGCGGGGGTCTGATTGCAGCGTTTCTGCCTCGGCGTCAGTCAGCGCATACTCTGTGTTGCGCAGGCTGCCGGGGCGAGCGTTGACCACGTCAACAGATCGCGCAGGGATTTGGCCTGCACCAGACTGCGCCGTCATTTCCGCGAAAAACTGATCGGCGTCCGAGGCGTTTTCTAGGGTGACGACGTATTCTTTTTCCATTTACAGCGCCACCCAAGAAGACCCGTTGTAGACGTTGACGGCGTTGGTTGACGTGTTGAACACCATGTCGCCCGCTTGGGCTGAAATGGCGTCGCGCTGAGTTGTGGTCAGGTTTGGCAATCGGAATGGCACCGTGCCTTCGACCGTCACGCGGTTGCCGGCGTCCAAGACAACGTCGCTGCTGCTGCTGATCGTGTTGGTCGAGCCAGAGCCAGTGACTTCAAGGTTTTTAACCGTCAGCGTGTCTGTAGACGCGTTGAACGTAAACGTGCTGTCGCCGCCAAATGAACCGTTGGCGTTGTATTGGACTTGCGTGTTTGACCCACCAGGCGTGCCGCTACCGCCGGAAACGGCCCCCGTTGTCACGTTTGTCACTCGGCCGTAAGCGTCAACTGTAATTTGGTCAATTTTGGTTGAATTGCTTGTGCTGCCGTAAGTGCCTGAACCGATGCCAGCCGCTGCCAAGTCAAGCGTTTGGGTGTGGTCCCCAGATGCCGTGTTTTGCGACCCTGTCAGGCCTGCGCCGGCTGTGATGTTGACCGCTGTGATGTCGCCAGAGCCGCCGCTACCGATCTCCGAATATTTCGCCAGTCGCTCCCATGACCCGCCGTGCGCGAAGTACATGGCGTTGTCAGCGTGACTGTGCGCGATTGCGCCATGGTAGGTGGCGGCGCTGGGGAATGCTGCTTGGTTGGCGAAATAGAATGGGATGACCGAGCCGCCAGACGTTGCGGTGATTGTGCCGGTCAGATCAATGTCGCCAGTGCCGGTAATGTCATTGCCATTTAGGTCGAGGTTGCCGCCGAGCTGCGGGGTGGTGTCCTCGACTACATTGGAGATGCCGGAGCCGGACCCATCTGCGCCGGCTGGTCCTTGTGGTCCGGCTGGTCCGGCTGGTCCGGCTGGTCCGGCTGGTCCGGCTGGTCCGGCTGGTCCTGTTGCGCCCGCAGTGCCATTGCCTGACGATGTCGTGGAAACCGAGCCAACGCTACCGCCGCCGTCTGACGCGCCGCGCCGAATTTGCAAATCAGAGGTTCCAAAGCGCAGGCGGTCGCTGTCTTTTTTGATTTCGGCCATCGCGCGCGTAAAAAGTGCGTCGTGATACTGCGCGCGCTGCTCATCTTGAAGGAACGAAAAAGCCTGATGCAGTGCGCCTTGCAAATAACAATCACCGTGACGCGCCAGGACCGTGTTGGTTGGCTCGCTGTCGGTCAGCGCTGCGACGCCTTGGTCATACACGATTTCGAGCGTAAGCGCCTTGCCTGGCGTTGCCAGCAATTCAAGCTCGTTGGCCGTTATGCTGTAGTAAGCCAGCTCGCTCGTTGTCGTGCTGCGCTTGCGCTCGTCCAGTTGCGATGGGCTGAGATAATACAGCGCCCGGCGCGCGCCACCGTCAACGTAAGCGACTTCGCGGATGCTGCGCAGATCGGTCGGCAGGCTGACAAATTGCTGCCCCACAGACACGCTTAATTGCGTTGAGCGTTCGAGCAGCGCAATATCTAACTCGCGGCTCATGCGCTGCTCGGTCAGCGTGACAAAGGTGCTGATTTGGCTGCTTAAATCATCGCGGGCCAAGAAGTCGGCGATGAATGACTTTAATGTGCCGTAGTTCTGCATCAGACTTTGCCCTCAGTCGTTCGGAAAAATCGGTTGTCGTAATCGTTCAACCACTTGGCCCAATCGGACCAATTATCGCGCGATGGTTTTCCAAATTTTTCGACCAGTTGATAATAAAGAACCTCGGGAATATCGGCGACCTTGCGCCAATGCTCTTGCGTGCTGCCGCGCTGGACGCCCTTGCCGTTTTGGTTGCGCTGAATCCTGTTTTTCGCAAGGATCGGGTCGGCGCGTTGGATCGTATAGACGCCTTCAATTGCGCCCATATCGTTAACGTCTAGTACCGTTTTTCTGTCGGTTTTTTGCGAGACGATTTTGCCGGCCATTTGCCCACCTATCGAGTAAAGATGAAGGGGGATCCGAAGACCCCCCGCCAAATTAAGCCGTCAAGCTGTACAAAGCCGCGTGAGCTTTTGGAGCTTTAAATTCCATTGACCACTCGCACGAAATGAACCCGCGCTCACGGTCGCCGTCTTTAGCCAACGCCGTGGTTGCGAAGTTACGCCCTGGCAGGGTCACAAACTCAACGTGTTCCGGATCAATCAGGTAAGCGCGGTCGGACGGCATAAACCGATCGACAGTCGCTTCGATGCCACCAAAGTCAGACAGGTACACGCTGACAGCGCCGACGCTGGTGACTTCTTGCGGGGTCGTGTAGTTGATCTGATTTGAGACCGTGCCGGAAGCGCCTTCAGTCGCGTCGGAAAACTTTTTCTTCTGCGCTGGCGAAAGGAGGATCATGGTTGGCTTGCCGCCTGACTCGTAAGCGGTCTGCATTGCGGTGTCGATCTTATCAACCGAAATTGCCTCTGCCGTTGCTGCTGCAAAAGCGTCGGCGATGCCGTCAGAGTTGCTGTCCGTTGCTGCGCCTGGCAGCGTGGAGCCGTCGCCGTTGTGCGTGCCGGTGGTAAAGTCGGCAGCGTTTACGACGTTGGTGATCCAAGACGACAGGGTGCCGGCCTTACGCGGATCGGAGAGAGACTTAACCTGATCGTGGAGCATGGTGAATTCGACATCGCGACGAATTTCCAGACCCTTCAAAACAGATTGGTACGCGCTTTCACGCGCGCGGCCTGCGGTGCTGATCGCGTCCAGGGTGCCAGACACAGCAAACGCTTTGCGCGAAATTTGCATGTGGTTCTGAAAGCGGTCGGTTGTGGTCTGGTCGTAGGACGTGATTTCGCCGCCTTCGGTTTGCGCGTTTGCGCCGGCAGCCGCCAGCTCTTGCACTTGCCAATCAAAGCTGATCGCGTTGCGGGTGCCTTTCTTGATTGCGCTGTGCAAAGGCACTTCGGAAGGGTCAATGCGGGCGATGATGTCAGACAGGTCTTCGCGTTCGCCGACGACATCGCCGGTCTTGTATTCTGCGGTTACGTTGGTAGCCATTGGGCTAGTCCTTTTTAAGTGCGGCGAGCGAGAAGCGCCTCAACCGCGTCGTTGACTTTGCCCGATTTGCCCAAGCGGTCATAAGCGGCCTTGCGCTTTTGCTGACCTTCGCTTGGCGGCGAAACGGGCGGTTTTTTCTTTACAAGTTTCGGAGCTTTGCGGGCCTTGGTTTTGG